CGATTAAATCAGCGTATTCATAGTCGTTAAGGGTTACCATTCTACGAGAGTGTGGTGTCTCGTTTAGCGGTGTATCCCCATGCCGGGTTGTTCTGAGCGTAGCCGAGGCTTGCCCAATTTGGTCAAAAAAGGCTTTTTCGCCAGTGACAGTTTCTACATCCACTGCATTGCGCAGTAGCGAACCCATTTGTTGGGAAAGCATGGATATGTTTGCAGAAAACTGTTGGACAAAAGCCGTAGTTACTTGAGTAGACATAAGTCTCTCCTACAGTTTGTTTTCAATTTTCGGGTTACATCGCCAGGTTATCCGTGAAGGCCTTGCTTGCTTTAACGCTGCTATGCGACTTGACTGTACAAGTTTGCAGTTGGGCCTATCGGTTATCCAACTTTCTGTTCAAAAAGCTTCGTGACTTCTTCAACATAATGGTCATGCTCAGGGTGATCCCTATCTCTGTAAGGCGTACCTGGAGCCATCAATTCTGCAATCTTTCGATCTGCCTGATCAGGCGTCATTACCAATTCAGTGGTTTCGCCAATGATCTTATCTTCGCCAAATTCTTGGCCGAGCTTGTGAAACAGCTTTACGATTTCTGGGCTATCTCCAAGGTAAGACCCATCTGCCAATTGTATTTCATCAAACATATCCGTAGAGCCCAGCAAGTATTTTGCAGTTCTTGCCGCTATGTTGACGTTTTGCTCAAAGGCTTTGCCCCACTCTTGCTCTAGAGCTGCTTTGTTTTCGGATACAGATTGTTCTGCTGTACTGTTAAAATCATCAGTAAAGCCACTCATTTGCCCGTTATAAAACTCAACCATCTTATTGGCCTGGGCTTGTGTTAGCCCTGCATCATAAGCTTGTTGTCTTAGAGCTGTTGCAGCTCCATCATCCAGCCCTTCAAACTGGTAGGCATCTGCGTTATCTGGTGCTCCCAACTTATTATAAACTGCGCGCCATTCATCTGGCGTTGCGCTCTCTCTCGGAATTTTTACGTTATCATTCCCGATCATGTTGCTTAAGCTAATGTAGCTTTTTGCCATAGCATTTGCGTCAGTAAATTTAAGAACGCTTGGATCGTTTCTTATGTCTTCAGATAGGCTTTCGTTAAACGATATGGCTGGTGAAGCCTCTTGAGATCCAGTGTCGGCTTGGATTTCCTCACTCATTGTTTGGTTCCTTCGTTTCGGACAACATTCGAACGATCAACAGACAGGCTGCGCGTTGTCCTTCGTTAAATGCGGTTTCATAAGGATCGCTCGAAAATGTGGTAACCTCAAAACCAAACCTTGCTTTAAGGTCACGCATTACTTTTAAGCCGTCTTCTGTGTTAAACGTCCGACGATAGGCGAGCTTGAGCTCTTCTATTTGTTCATTCATTCAGCTGCCATGCCGCCTAACTGACCCTGCACTTGCTCAAGCATCTGAGCTCCGTTCTCTGGGTTTTGCTCTATCACTGCCGCCGCTGCTTCAGCTTTTTGTTGGCGTTCTCGCTGCACCTGGTTCCGCGACTTGATGATACGAGCTGGCATTCCTGTTGTTTCCACGATGTAATTCACCAAGCCATCCTCATCCAGATAATCCATAACCGGGGCAACCTGGCTCATTTGAAGCATTGTCTCAAAGCCTCGCAGCATTGATTGCAGATCTGTCATCTTTTGGGCTTTGGCTAGAGGCGATACATACTCAATATCAATGTCTAAACCTTGCAGTTCGTCAGGCGGGGTTGGGAGGACGCCCGCCCTCAGAAGTAATGCGAAACTACGTGAGATCATGGGTTGCAGAAGTTCTGATTGGAGCCGTCCCAGAACAGGACCAAGCAAGCGCATTTTCTCTTCGTTTCGTTGCAATACCTCTGTAGCCGTCATTGTTGGCCCCTGCCCTAATAGCAGCTGATCAACATAGAAAGCTTGTCTAATCGCATTTCTGCGCTGTTCTTCCATGTTTAGGCCAAGGCCATTGTTTGCCCCGATGTTTAGGGGCTCCATTCTATCCCGAGTTCCTGATCTGTAGAAGTTTAATGAGCCGGGCGTAGTGCGAATTGGCTGCATGAAACCGTCATCTGGAACCATAAGCGGTGGATCGATCTGCTTTTGAGCTGCCTTAATAGTTGTCTCAGACATCTTGTTGAGCATCTTAACGTCTGGAAGCGCAGTCATTGCCGGGGATCTGCCATATGTGGACACTGAATCTTTTACAAAACGGCAGACCATAAACGGAAACTCATCAAAACCGCTTTCACTTAGCAGCTGACGATCCCCTTCTGTGTAATAAACAGAGGCCACGGGCTTGTTTACTGCACGTTTACCGCCAGTTTCTGACCTGGGATAAACAGCATGAACAAGATCGTGCTCCCGGTATGGATCGTTCTCCAGGTCTTTCTTGATCTTTTGTGGTAGGTTTTCATCTGGGAACTGTTGTGCAATCGCCCGCGCTGACATTTTGAAATGCCTATACACAGTATCAACTCGACCATCCTGGCTTTCGCTTACTGTGATCTCAGCTATATGGCGACAAGCAAACCTTAAGCCCTCGGGATCTTCACTGACATATAGCGCAGCTGTTCCAAACACGGCCAAGTCATAATAGAGCTCATGGATTTCTTGCTGGAAGTTTGAGCGTTGAAACGCCTGGTACATCTGACCCATAGAAGCTTCTAGCCACTCATTGGCTATATCGGATTGCTGCAACTCTGGATCTCGGTAACGCATCGAAAACCAAGGTGTAGACGGGCTGGTCAGCATACCGTGCAATGAGGCTGATAAGAGCTCAACAGCATGTATGGCTGTACCATCATAGATCAGTTCAGTGCGTTTATCGCCCTGCGTTCTCTGCTTTGTAATGTCAGCTTTGCGCGGCAGCATATAATCAGCCAATTGTTGCCAATGGTTTTCCCAATTGCTGCGCTGGGCTTTCAGCGTTTTATAACGCTTATCAAGCATTGCGACGAGGGGTGTGACCTCAGGCATATGATTTGCTACTCATCATTGTTGATTTCTTCTTGGGCTTGTTCTTGCGAAGCTTTGCAAAGTCTTTGCCGTTGATCTTATCTCTTGGCTCTGCAACTTGAGCTATCTTCTTTTGTGCGGGCGAATACTTTGTGCCAGGCATAGCTTATCCTTTGCTCATCATTGTTTTGCCCTTCTTTGGGCTATGACTTAGAGGTTTACTGTCGCTTGTGTGCTTGGCCCCAGAGTGCAATGACCCGTCAGGCATTTTATGCGTGGGTCCATTGTAAACAGACCCGTCAGGCAAATAGTGCTTTTTACCTTCAGCCATTAAGAGCTCATCATGGTTTTCTTTTTCTTCTTAGGAAAACCGGCTTTCATGTTCCTATAAGCTGCCGGGCTGACAGTGGAGTTCTTCTTTGAGCGAGATATACCCTTTTTCTTGCGGGCGTTCATGTTCGCATACAATCCTGGTTTTGCCATTTACCTAGTATCCCCCTGACATCATGGTGTTTTTAGGTCTTTTTGCCTTTAACCCCTTGAGTTTCCTACCTTCTTTTTTGCCAGACATTTTCTGTCCTTGCCGCTCAATAGGGTCCACAGTCATCTGACCCATCTGCCCAGCTGGCTGAAAGCTTGACGCTCCCATCAATCCCGCCAGGTTCTGAGGCTTTTTCTTCATCATCATGCGATTAAACCTCTGCGGCTTCTAAACGTACCGTCTTCAGCAAGTTCGTCAGAATTAAGTAGACCTGTTGGCGTTGTTAAAATCGTGGACTGCGTACCCTTGGTGTAAAAATCAATAGCGTCATCTTCTGCCGCACCCGTTGAAATGCTGACATCTTTTTGCATTTGACCACCTGATGCAGTCGCACTAGAGTAACTTTGCTCGGCGGCAGACACCTGGCCTAATGCATCGCCAGAGTTGACAGTCGATGTATTGCTGCCGGGTTGATTTATAATAGAGCTTGATCCACCAGCCTTCGCTGCATTTTTCTCAGCTGCACTTGTCGCTCCAGCCAACATTGCAGCTTGAAGGTCAACAACATTGTCATAAACAATACCGTCAAACGTCATTGCCGCTTTTGCTTGTGAGGCCGATACAGCCGCCGCATCTAATGCTGATTTAAGCTCAGTATTGGAAAAGCTACTTTCTTCTTGCACCACATTCGTAACGTCAGTGCCAGTACCAAACGTAACTGCGCTTTGCTCTGCAACCTCACTGAATGCATCATTGGTTGCAGTAGTCGCCGCTATACTTGCGGCAGTGTCATCAACAGCCTTTAGGTTAAGATTTTTTGTAATAAGCTTTGTATCGCCTACCTTTGTTTCATTAGCTGCGTCATAAGCATCGATCTGCTTCTGGATCTCTTCGTTCTTTTTAGCAATATATTCTTGAGCTCTTTCGTTGACTTGATCTACTTCTTCCGCTGTATTTAATTTTATACCCTTGTCAGACCTAATTATCGTACCATCGGATAACTCAAGATAACTGTCCTGATCAGTTCTACCAATCCAATTCTTAAACGTACCACGGCCAACAATATCATCCGGGTTAAACGTCATCAGCGTAGGGCGTTTCTTTTCTTCTTCTGCCATATTCTATCCTCTATGCCGCAAACGGATCATATTCACGCACAGCAACCCTCTGTGACGGGGGGCCACCAGCACGATCCTCACGCAGCCCAACAGCAACGTACCTAAAACAATCAGCTGCATGGCTCGACCAATCGTGAACCGGGGTGGACCTAAAGCTTCGCGTTCTCTCATTATATGCCCGGTGATATTGGCGAAGAGCCTCAAGCCCAATCTTGCAAGCATCACGATCAAAATAACACCTGGGGATCAGCATCTTTGCAGCATGTATCCCGTCCTCAATCGGCAACTTAGGAACAACCCTAAAGTTTAATCCCAAATCCCAAGCAACCTCTCGCCTACTCTTACCACTGCCCAACTCCCTGACCTCTATGTCATGCGGCGCAAAGTGGCTTCCATAAAGATAACCCTTAGAATTAAGAACATGGCAATAATGAGGCAAACCCTCATTCCTGTTCTCATAATAATCTATCACATGCACAGATCTGCCCACATGCTGAACAAACCAAACAGACGTTGAATCATTCACGCCTAAATCAAAAAACGTATCAACCTTCTTCGTCGGATCATAAGGCACACTACACACCCTACCCTCAGAAACAGCCGCCTCTATCTCAGATCCATAAATGCTGCCGGGTACATTCGCAGTCCATGAACACTCAAACTCTTGCTCATACTGATCATGGCTCATCATCTTGCGAGCAGCTACCAATTCATCGTCATCCAATAAACCGGTTTCACTCGCCCTATGAACAACACTCAGCCAATCATCATCGCCAACCGCTTGCTCATATAAATCATAAAAAGCATTGTGACCCTGAGGCGTTCCAATAAAACAACACCAGCCCTTAGAATTACTCAGAGCTGGCCGTATAACCTCAGGAAACACACTCTCAGGCATCGATGCATACTCATCCATCACAACCCCATGCAACTCCAATCCACGCAACGCCTGGCCGTTCTCCGCGCCTAGAAGAGATATCCTGGCATTGTTAGGCAAATCACACCTAAGCTCTGTCTCGTTAAAACTAACACCAGGTATCCCACCAGCATACTGCTTCAACAAATCCCAAGACACTGACTTAGCCTGGCGATACGTAGGGGCCATCATCGCATAACGAGGATGAGACTTCTTAGACATCATCGCATCACGCAATATATGATTAATCGCCCAAACAGTCTTGCCAAACCGACGATGGCAAACAACAACACCCCAACGCTTCGCTTGCATAGAAGCATGTAGCTTCATCTGCAAAAGCCTTGGCGTATAAGGGATGGTGATCTGCATGGATGTGTGGGCCTATTGGTCAGGTGTCTTATAGCTACTAGAGCCAGCGCAAAATATTGGGGGGTGGGGGTGCCTGGCTGCCTCTAAATATATGTTATCGGGTCTGCTCCCCGTACACATTTGTTTGTTATCAGTAGCTTAGTATCAATCAGTTGCATTCCAGTTGCAGCTTTCTGGATATCGATCAAAACAAAAACAAAAAGCTTGGGTGTTTCGTGCGCGAGATTGGTAACCTTGGATGTGTCGTATACAGAACAATACCCTTACCTACCCTAAGCCACCCTGATTACCCTGATGACTTGATTACCCCTCAGCTTACCCTGCCACCTCTACAGCCTCATCAGCTCCTTGCCAGCTCACAGTAATGGTTGCTGGTTGATTGCCTTTACCATCCTCTGTTCTGCCTCTGAGCCCTAGCGGAGCGAGCTGTCTGATGAACTTATCCTTCTGATCGGCCTCTAGCCTTCTTCGCTGTACTTCAGCCATAGCGAGCTTAGGATCATCTGGCAGTGGTGCTTCCACTAGCTCAATGATTTGTTCTCTTAGGATCTCGCACTGTATCTGCCTGGCACTATCATATTGCTGATAAGCATCCTCATCTTCTCTGATGTGTCTATAGACTGTCATATGGCTTGGCATATCGCTTTGTCTGCACATACCTTTAAGGCTTCTGCCTTCCATTAGACCTTCACAGATAACATCCA